CGTTTGCTGACGGCAACTTCGATGTCACCTGGGCGAGCACCGACGTGCAGCTTGAACCGTTGAACGGTGTGCTGGATGGACTCACTTGGTCGTACAACAAACTTCGTGCCATCGGTGACTACCTGTTCCCGACCGTGAACGCAAACTACGGTGAGCAGGCTCTCGTGCAGGTCACTGCGTTGTTCGGTTGGGCGACTGTGCCGGAGCCCATCAAGCAGGCGTGCATCATCCAGTCGTCACGCATCTTCAAGCGTTACGATTCGCCGCTCGGTGTCGCCGGGTTCGGTGACCTTGGCGCAATCCGCGTCTCTCGATTCCTCGACCCTGACATGGCTCAGTTGGTTGAGCCGTATCGACGTATGCGGATGTTCGCCTAATGCCAGCCACAATCAGCCAAGTCAAAGACGGCCTCAAGACCGCCATCAATACGGTCTCGGGTTTGCGTGCGTTCGACTATCAGCCCGATCAGGTAAACCCGCCATTCGCATGGCCGACACTCGACACCATCACCTACCACCAGACCGGCATGGCGGCTGGTGGCGTGGTCATGAACTTCACCATCACGCTCGTCGTCAACCGTGCAGCAGAACGAGTCGCGCAAGACCAGTTGGATCAATACATGACGTGGGATGGAGCCAAGTCGCTGCGTGCCGCCATCGAAGCCGACCGAACCTTGGGCGGTGTCTGCGACGACCTCATCGTCACCAACGCCGAGAACTTGACGAACATCGATGCGAACGACACGCTGTATCTGGCGGTCGATTTCAAGGTCACGGTGTACGCTTAGAACATGGCGAAATACCTCGTTTCTGGACCGTTCCCGGTGACTGGCGTTCAGCCGGGCGGGCATGTGGACGGAAGTGGAATCGACAATGTAGAGTTGTTGCTGCAAGCCGGTGTCCTCACACTGGTGCAAGAAGTCAAGAAACCCTCAAAGGCCGATAAGGCAGGAGACAAATAGTCATGGCAAAGCTGGTCCTCAAAGACGCGAACATCGTGTTCAACGGCACCGACATCTCGGCGAACGTAGCGAGTGTTTCGCTGTCAACGACCGCTGCTGAAGTCGCAACAACCGCCTTCGGTTCGAGCGCAGTCACCCGCGTCTCCGGTCTCATCGACAACTCGGTGACGTTCAGCATCCACAACGACTACAACGCGATCGACGGAATCTTCTTCCCGCTCGTCGGCTCAACCGCAGTCACCTGCGTCATCAAGCCGAACGGCACTGGCGTCGCATCGCCAACGAACCCGTCGTACACCTTCTCGGTGCTCGTCACCGAATGGACCCCGGTCAACGGTGCGGTCGGCGAACTCGCCACCGCCGACGTGACGTTCCCAATCTCAGGCGCCATCACCAAGGGCACGGCCTGATTCCAATCCACCTAACCTGCGGAGGTAGACAATGAAACTCGGTTTGACCGTACACGGCACCGACGGCAAGAAACGACTCGCAGTCGTAGCATTCGCCGACTTCGTCAAATACGAAGAAGAACACAACATCTCAATGGCGAAAGTCGAAGCACAGATGCGTGTGCGCGATTTGGCTTGGCTTGCCTGGCATTCCGAGAAGCGAAACAAAGTGACCGCCCTCGAGTTCGATGCGTGGATTGAAACCGTCGAACAAATCTCCGCTGAAGGTGAGGACGCGATTGTCCCTTTGGAGAGCAGTCAGCCCACTGGCTGATCGCGTACCTGTCTTGCGAGACAGGCATCGCGCCATCAGTGTTGCTGACTGAATCTCCAAGAATGCTCTACACGTTGATGGCGTATCTGCGTTGGAAGAACGTGAAGCAGAATCCGAACACGCCCTACAATCGTTGACATGTCCGGCGGCATTCAGACCTTCCGTCTAAAAACAAGCGTCGGACAACGCGGTCCTGGAACAGACGTCGTCATCATTCTCAACTACGAAGAGCTCTACAAACGACTCAAATCACTGAGCAAGAAAAGTCCCGACTTCAATCGTGAACTGAGGGTCGCCGCACAAGAAGTTGCCCAGCACGTCGTAGACCGGGCAAAGACAAACGCCTCCGGACAACCGAAACATGGGCCAAGTGTTCGTGGCTCGTCTGGCCGTTCTCAAGCGCAAGTCGTTGTCAATGGACTGCGAGCCAGGCGTGACCGCATCCCAACCATCAAACTTGATCACAACAAGCTCTATCCGTCAAAGAGTCGAAACAACCGCTCCCGCGGATTAGGCATGCTCGGTCCAGCCAGATTCGGTGCAGGCGAATCCTCACCCTACCGAGGCTTCGACCGCAAGGTCACCTACGGTGACGTCTTCTTCGGTGCCGAGTTCGGTGGCCGTCGACGCAAAACCACCCAACAGTTCTTGCGCCATCGAGGACGCCAGGGCTACTTCTTCTGGCAAGCCGTCAGAGATTCTCGGTCCTACATCGCCAAAGAGTATGTCGCATCAATCAATCGTGTCATGGACAGACTTGGCATCCCACCCGAGTGACGCTAGAGTCACATCAACAACAAGGAGCCCGCCATGCTCGAACAAGACAACATTCGTGCCGTCCGCTTTGACTACCTCAAATCGGTCATCCCAAAACCGATGGCCACATCATGGGACCAGCTCTCAACACTGCTCATGCGAAGCAAAGAAACGAAACGCAAAGACCATCGTGCACTCTGGTCACCAGTCATCTATCAGCCAGGCACAACCCGAGGCAATCAGAATGTCGCTGCAATCACCTGTCTCGTCGTCGACATGGACGGCGAAGCATTCGACTACGCCAGACTCAACGGTCTTGAATACCACGCCTACACCACATGGTCACACCGACCCAACGACCCGCACTGGCACCTCGTCCTCCCACTGAAGAATCCCGTCCCAGCCGACCAATGGCTGAATGTCTGGACTCGTCTCCACGAGAAAATCAACATCGTTGGCGACCCAGCAACCAAAGACCCTGCACGCATCTTCTACCTTCCGCAACACGCTGTCGGCATGTTGCCCGGTCGAATGATTCAGCACGGCGAACGACTCGACGCAGAACTACTCGACGTCTTCAACCTGCCGTCAGAGTTTCAAGCTCCGACGATGCAGCAAGTCAAAGCGCGTCACGGCAAGACAACCCGAACTCGAGCCGTCATACCCAATCCTGCGAACCCGAGTTGGTGGGAACAAGACGATGATGATGATCCGTATGCGGGGATGACCGAGCAGGAAGCGTTGCGTCAGTTCGCCAAAGATTGGGAACAGATGAAAAAGGTGCTCCTCGCCGCTGAGTAGAATCGTCGCTCATGGCCGTTGAGCGCGCATTCATAGTCAAGCTCATTGCCGACACCAAAGAGCTGACGGCTGGTCTCAACCAGGTGGGTGTCGAAGCCGAGAAGACTCTCGGGTCGGCAATGAACAAGATTGCCCTGGCATCGGCAGCCGCCTTTGCCGGTATCGCAGCGTTTGCGTTCAAGGCTGGAGAGGCGGCGATTGCTGATGCAGCCGAACAGGAGAAGCTCGCCACCACCCTCCGCAACGTCACCGGGGCGACAGACGAGGCGATTGCTGCGACGGAGGAATACATCGCCAACATGGCGAGGGTCACGACGTTCAGCGATTCGGAGATGCGTCCGGCGTTGGATCAGCTTGTCAGGGCGACAGGTGATTTGACGTCCGCGCAAGAGCTGCTCGGGCTGGCTCAAGATTTGGCTGTAGGTACAGGACAGCCACTTATTGCGACCGCTGAAGCGTTGGCCCGTGCCCAAGCTGGGAACATGCGATCGCTGCAGGCGTTGAGCCCTGCGTTGCGCGACAACATCAAGGACGGCGAATCATTCGACGCAGTGTTGAAGGAGTTGACTGCGACGTTCGGTGGGCAGGCTGCCGCCGCTGCAGGCACGTTGCAAGGTCAGATGGTCATCCTTCGTAACCGATTCGGTGAAGTCGTGGAGAACATCGGCACGGCGCTGTTGCCTGCGATCGAAGGATTGATTGGGCTATTCAGCAACTTGGCAACATTTGCGGAGAACAACACTGGACTGATTCTGGGTCTTGGTGTGGCAATGGGTGTGTTCACTGGTGTCATCGTTGCGGCTGCGGTAGCGATGAAGGTTTATGCCACCGCAGCAGCGATTGCCACAGCCGCAAACACTGCCTTCGGTTTGAGTCTGACTGCCACTGGTGTCGGTGCGATTGTCGTCGTTATCGGACTTCTGATTGGCGCGTTCGTGACGGCGATGGCGAAGAGTGAAGGATTCCGCAACGCCGTATTGGGAATGCTGAACTCGGTAATCGGTGGAATCGAGTTGTTCGTCAACTCATTCATTCGTGCTTGGAACTTCGTGCTCGAGAAGATTCGCCAAATGGGACCAGCATTGAAACTGGTCGGCATCGACGTCTCCAACCTCGGCCCTGTCGGCGAAGTGTCATTCGGTCGCCTCGGTTCAGCAGCAGATGACGCAGCCAAAAAAATCAACAACGTCGCAATCCAGACCGACCTGGCTGCGTCACGTCTCGCCGCAGCCAATCTCCAGAACGGCATCGTCTCGGTCAGCCAGGCACAAGACAAACTGGCTCAGACCACCGCTCGTGTCAACGAGCTCCGCGGTCAAGCGTTGAAGGGTGGCACATCCATCGATGCTCTGAATCAGGCGTTGAAAGATCAGCAGACCGCACAAAGCGTCTTGAACACTCTGCTGGGCAAGACGACGACTGCGACAGGTGGGGCGAGCCGCGCTACCGCTGAAGTCAAGACCAAGGCTGAGCAATACACCGAAGTGTTGAAGAAGGCTCAGGGTGCGTCGGATTCGTATGAGCGTTCAACCCGTCGCCTTCGTGACTCGAAGAAGTCGCTCGAGCAGGCTGATACCAATCTGGCTGCCGCTCAGGAGGCGTTGACGAAGGCTCAGCAGGCTGGGTCGCCGGCGGAGATTGCTGACGCTCAGCGGGCTTTGGCTGCGGCTGAACGCAATGTCACCCGCGGCAAGTTCGGTGCCGAGCAGGCAACGTTCGCGGTTCGGGATGCTGAACGCAAACTCGCTGAGGTTCGCGCCAGTGGCGAGTCAACTGCTCAAGATGTTCGTGAAGCAGAGATTGCTCTTGAGGAAGCCAAGCTGCGTGTCAAAGACCAAGAGGACGAACAGATCA